CTAGAAATACTATAACTGAAACTGCTCAACTTATGGTTGATTTTGGTTTATTAAATCAAAAAACAGTAAATGAAAATGTTAATACTTGGATTAGAAGAGTTTACGCAGAAAAGGGATTAAAAGAAACAGCTACTCTTGAAGATTTATTAAAACCAAGAGGTATAATTATAGATGTAACAAAAGAACAATATCTAAAAAAATTTAAAAAAGAAAAAGCCTTTCATTATGATTCTGATGCAGACCCCGATTTATTGAAAAGATTATTTGAAATAAAACTTACAGAAAATAAAGCAGTACGTGAAAGTTTATTACAATCAGATGAATATTCTAATTTATTAAAAAAGTTAAATAAAGGAACTGAAGTAGAAAATCATGCTGGTTGGGAAGTATTTGGAAAAAGTAAAGAAGAGTTTAATAAATTAACAAAGGATGATACTATATCTATTCGTTGGCAGTATACAAAACAAGAAAGAATAGCAATGGGTCAAATTGAAAGTGCCTCATTAGCTATAGCAGAAACGGGAAGAATTTTAAGTGGTGAACTTGGTAGATATGCATTTTATGATGCTTTATCAAAATCAAATTTAGCATTTTCTAAACCTAGTACTTCACTTATAGAAACAAATAATTTAGTTAAAGTTCCTACAGAAATTTTTGAAGGAAGTCTTGGAAAAACAAGATTTGGTAATTTATCTGGAAAATTTATTAGTAGAGAAATATATGATAATTTAGTTAGAACTCAAGACTATCTTGCAAAAAATCCAGCATCTTTATACAAAGGATATAAATATTTAAATCAACTTTGGAAATTATCCAAAACAGCTTGGAATCCTACAGTTCATCTTAATAATACTTTAAGCAATGTGATATTATATGACTTAGTAGATGGTAGTAATTTTAGAGAAAATATGGGTGCTGCCATAAAGGGACTTCTTGCAAAGGGTAAAGATAAAGAATCAGAATTAGTTACGTTAGCAGAACGTAATGGTTTATTTGAAGCAGATTTTGTTACAAATGAATTAAAAAGTGTAACAAACATATTAAAAAATAATCCATATGAAGTATTTGGTTCTAAAAATTTAGATGAATTTAGTCAGTCTGTAAGCGTTGGAAGAGTTATACTAAATGATTTAAAAAGAAGTTTTTTTGGATTAAAAAATGCCGCACAGTTTGGTGCTGATTTATATAAATTTGAAGATAATGTATTTAGACTTGCATTATTTAGAGATAGATTACAGAAGGGATATAGCCCAGAAAAGGCAGCCCTTGAAGGTAGAAGAGCTTTTATTGATTATAATATTGACGCACCAATTATAAACATAGCTAGAGAAACAGTAACACCATTTTTAGCATATACATATAGAGTGGTTCCAATATTAGCTGAAGCTGCGGTAACAAAACCATGGAAATATGCTAAATGGGCAGCACTAGGATATGGTTTGAATGCTTTAGGTGGTTATTTTGCTGGTGGAGATGAAGAAGCAGAACGTGCCCTAATGCCAAAAGAAAAATCTGGTAGATTTATGGGAATAGGTGCTTTACCATATAGAAATTTAAAAATACCTTTTGCTTTTGATGAATCTCAAAATCCTCTATATGTTGATATTACAAGATTTGTACCTGGCGGTGATGTTTTAGATATAAAAAATAGTTTTGTTCAAGTTCCTCTTCCAGGTATTCCAACACCTTTACAACCTTCACTAGGACTTCTAGGAGATGTAATAATACCACTTTTTGGATATGACACTTTTAAAGGAGATAGATTAAAAGGATTAGGTCAAAGCCAAACAGAAGATTGGAAAATAAAACTTAAAAAAATTTTTACAAATATTACTCCAAATTTTCCATTTTTTCCTGGTTCATATAGCACAGAAAGAATTGAAAGAGCAAAAAGAAATGTACCATCTATATATAGAACTCCTGAAACTGAATTAGGTGCTGTTTTTAAATCTCTTGGATTTAAATATAATGAAGCAGATTTAGATGTTTTAAGAGCAAATAAAATAGAAGAACTAAATAAAGCATTAAGACCATTTGAGGAAAGTGCAACAGAAATAAAAAATCAGTACATTGCTGGAAAAATAAATGCAGAACAATTTGAAAAAAATATAATAAAAAATTCAGAAGAAGTTGCACGTATTGTTAATCGTTATAGTAAAAAACTTAATCTAAACGCACAATTAAAAAATAGAAGAGAATACTTAGAGGGATTTCTAGCGTTACCTGGTGAAATTATTGATCAAACAACCAGAATGCTAGACACATTTAGACAATAATAATGAAAATACATGAAATAAAAAATAAAGAAAGTATAATTCAAATTCAAGGAGAATTAAAATTATTACATCACAAAATTAATACTATTGAGAATAATCATCTTAAGCACATTCAAGATGATATAAGTAAAATTATTAAAATTCTTATTAGTATTGGATTGTTTGTTGGTGCACAATTTTTTTATTTATTAAAAGACCTTATCTTAAAGTAATGTTTGAAGATGTAAAGGAACGTATTAAAAAACATGAAGGTTATGTAAATAAAATATATTTTGATAGTCTAGGTAAAGCTACAATTGGCTATGGGCATCTGGTTCTACCAACAGATAACTTTAAAGAAGATATAGAATATAATAAAGAGTTACTTGATGAAGTGTTTAATAGAGATTTTTTAATAGCTAAACGTGATGCTATAGAATTACTTCAAAATATCTCAATAATAGAAAAAGCTAAAGGTATTATTATTGAAATGGTTTTTCAATTAGGTAAAACTGGAGTATCAAAATTTAAAAAAATGTTTGCTGCCTTATCTATAAATGATTATAATGAAGCTGCAAATCAAATGCTAGATTCACAATGGAGAAAACAAACTCCTAAAAGATGTGAAGAATTATCAGAACAAATGAGGAGTTGTGCCTAATGTGGTGGAATATATTACCAACAATATTTAAGACTGGTGTTGAGATTTATAAGAATCATAAGCAATCAGAACTTTTAGAATCTGAAGCTGAACGTAGATATTATGAACGTATGGCTAGAGGTGAAATAGAATATCAGCGAGATGTATCAGATCAACACGATAAGACATGGAAAGATGAATTTGTTTTAATAATTGTCTGTATTCCTATTCTTGTTTTATCGTATGCTATTATAAGTGATGATGCTAATATTAAAGCTAAACTAGATTTATTTTTTAGTTATTTTGATAAATTTCCAACATGGTATCAATGGTTAATTGTTGGAATCTTTGGTGCAATCTATGGATTAAAACCAACGTTAGATATATTTAAAAAATAAATGTATTTTATAACTGTAGTTCTACTTTTTTTAAATGAATCTAATTCTTTAGAAAGATATAAAGTTGTAAACGAATATTTACCATTCTATAAAAAAGAAATATGTGAAGAATATATTAAAGATTATGAATACGCAATAGTTTCATCTATTCAACGGGCACTTATGTATTCAAATATTAAACTAAATTCAATTGAACAAATTTCTTGCGAAACTCCAGAAGAATATAAGGCAGCAAAAAATATACTTAAACTTAAATAATGATTCCTGGATATATAGTTTGTCCAAAATGTAATGGAGATAAAAGTTTAATAAAATTTAAACATGTAATAGATAAGAAATCAGAATATAAAGATTGTGATTATTGTCAAAATCAAGGTAAAGTAGAAAGAAATGAAAAAAACTTATCATTATATTACGACAAACTGCATATATAAATTATGTATTGGGATATGTTGTTTATTAAACCAATGTAAATGTAAAAAATTAAATGTATCTAAACGCAAATATACCTCTCATTGAATGTTATGTTAGAGGTAACTATTTAAGAAATCAGCAAGATAGCCACGATAAATATTTTTGGTGTGTAATATTTGGTGTAACAAGTATACCTAAACAAGTGCCTTTATTTAATTTTATAATGGAAGATGGTGGTGTATGGTGGCGGTCACCTATATCTGCTTTCTGTAATGAAGAAGGTATACCTGAACAACCATTATCAGAACTATGTTTATGGGATAGTTTCTCATACAATATTGCAGTTACAACCTTTCATCAATTAGCAGGAAGTAAAATTAAATTTCTACAAAGAAATAAGAAAGAACAGCTTGGCAAGTATCTCTTCACTCTAGACTGGTCTGAAGGTGATTTTAATGAATTAGATTTTGGCTATGCATCTAAACCAGATCAGCATAAATGTGGTCATGTAATAGAAATGGATAATGGTAATTTTGCTATACAACCTAATAATAGAATAAGAGTATTTGATTCTAATATGGGTGTTAATTGGAATGAACCACCATTAATTAATAGACTAGTTAATACCTATACATGGAGTGTTGAGGATCAACCTAAATGGACTACTGTAGAAAAAGAAATAGGAGAATACGATTATCAGTACGAAAATACTGAAAAAAATAAAAAAAGTGAAAAATAAATTATTAGTTCACAAACATTTAATCGTAAGGGCAGAAACAATAAGCCCACCTATGGATGAGGAATTTCTACAACAATGGTTAAAGAAATTTATAAAAACTATTGGAATGAATATTATGATGGGACCATATATTAAATATTGTAATATGGTTGGTAATCGTGGTCTAACTGGTATTGTTATAATAGAAACTTCTCATATTGCTATGCATATTTGGGATGAAGTTAATCCATCCTTAATGCAATTTGATTTATATTCTTGTGGTAATTTTAATCCAGAAAAGATATGTGAAATTATAAATACTGATTTTTGCACTACAAAGATTGAATATAAATTTTTAGATAGAGAACAAAATCTAAAAGAAATAAATACAAATAGTTTTAATTATATAGATCATCAAATGTATGATGAACTAGGATATTAATAATTCTACTTATATCTATTGATATAATAGCAGAGGCAACACAACTGCTCCCCAGTGGAATAATATTAATTTAAAACAAGTTATATAATAATGAAAAATAAAAGTACAGTAAATAAAGCTGGTAATTATACAAAGCCATCTTTAAGAAAAAGATTATTTAATTCTATTAAATCAAGAGCAGTTATGGGAACTGCCGCTGGTCAATGGTCAGCACGAAAAGCACAATTATTAGCTAAAAGTTATAAGGCTAAAGGTGGTGGATATAAATAATGATTACAAAAATAAAAAGAGACCCTAAGGTAGGAACAGGTAAAAAACCAAAAGGATCTGGTCGTAGATTATACACAGATGAAAATCCTAAAGATACCGTTGGTATAAAATTTGCTACTCCTATGGATGCTAGACGAACTGTTGCTAAAGTAAAAAGAATAAATAAACCATATGCTAGAAAAATACAAATACTAACTGTTGGTGAACAAAGAGCAAGGGTTATGGGTAAAACACAAGTTGCATCTATATTTAAAAAAGGTAAAGAAAGTATAAGAAGAGAGAGGAATCTGTAATGGCTCTTGCAAAAAGTCAAAAATCCTTAAAGGCATGGGGAGATCAAAAGTGGAGAACTAAATCTGGTAAACCATCTTCAAAAACTGGAGAACGATATTTACCAGAGGCAGCTATTAAATCTTTAACTCCTGCAGAATATGCAGCTACAACAAAAGCAAAACGTGAGGGTAAGAGGCAGGGAAAACAATTTGTAAAGCAACCTAAAAGTATTGCTAAAAAAGTAAAGCAATATAGACAAGTTAATTTATGACAACTAATATTAAAGAAAAACTTAAAAGATATGGCTTAACAAATTTAAATCAACCAAAACGAACACCATCACATCCTACTAAAAAAGCTATTGTCGCTGTTAAAAATAATGGTGGAATAAAGGTTATAAGATTTGGTGATCAGAAGATGGGACATAATTATAGCCCAGAAGCTAGAAAGAGTTTTAAAGCAAGGCATGCAAAAAATATTGCTAGAGGTAGTACAAGTGCCGCCTATTGGGCAAATAAAGTATTTTGGGCAGGACCTGGTGGTTCCGTAAAACAACCTCCTAAAACCCAAAAACATGTTAAGGGTAAGTGAAATATAAGATATTATTTATAATAATAATAATCTTAGTAATAATAATAAAAATAATAATGAATAATCAAACTATATCTAAAGAAAAATTTCCTAAATTTGTATATGATTTAGCTAAAAAGGAAATTATAAAATTTCCAGAAGAATCTATTGTAAGAAAAATAGATCCTGCTGTTGTGGCAACTATAGCTGTAGTAGAGAGTGGGTATGGTCAATTTGAAAACGCACCTACAGCAAAACGTGCTAATAATTATTTTGGAAGAAGAGCAGTTGGTGACGATGAATATCTAAGGGCTGGTGGTGGTGCTAAATTAAAAGAGTATAGTGGGCTAGAAGAAAATATAAAAGATTTTTTATTAATGATGGAAAAAGGAAATTACTATAAAGATTATAGAGCATCATTAGAAAAAAATGATTCTATTCAAAATCAGTTTAATGCAATAGCAAAATCTTATGCTGAGAATCCGCAGTATAGTTTAGTATTAAATAGTATTTATAAAACAGTTATGAAACCAATTAAACAGATGGATAAATTATCTGGAACATATATTAGTACAGGACTTGATGAACAAACAAAATCATTAATGGAAAAGGCATCTCCTTAAAATTTTAAGGGGAAGCTATTACACTCCCCCTCATAGGCAACACATGACAGGCTCCCCAGTTGGAGCCTTTTTTATTTGGAGACTTCAACAAACATCAGCATCCAATATCTTAATATACTTTTTAGGTTTATTACGATACAAAGATGGATTAGCCCATCTCTTTCTCCAAATCCAGTTGTTAAATTTAGCAGAATATTTTTCTATCATATCCATAAAAGGATTATGCCAGAATCTATATTTAAATACTCTGTAACAATTTCTTAATATCATCTTCTAATTTTTTTCCCATTCCATTACAGTGGTTTATTACAGAAGCACAAAGATTACCATGATATTTATAATCCTTTAGTGCCTCTCTAATTTTTCCAACAGGCTTTCCACCATAATCTAATATTATACTATTATCTTTACTAAGTCCAATCTTTAATTCAAATAACAAACCAGTATGTTTATCAAACTCACTTGGTAATTTCTGTGCTAGTTTCACTTTCATAATCATCTCCTTTCTGTTTTTTTACAAAGTCTTTACTTATTCTAGGATCCAAAGCCTCAAGTTTAGATAACATTCCCATTAGTTGAACTACTTCTCCATAAGGTCTTGTCATTAAATATCTAAATATGTTTTGTAGTTGTTCTGATGTTATTAAATATACTTTATCCATTATAAATTTATAGCCTCCTGATACACAAAATTAGTATATATTTTTCTAATAAGTTCTTTATTAAATAAATAAGAATTATCTGAATTTGTTTTATGAAATATATCATTACAGTATTCCACTGTTTCTTCCATTGTTTTTTTATCATTAATACACTCTACTATAATTCCCTCTATTTCTAGCAAAGCATTTTTAACTTGTCCCATTTTATTTAACCTCCATTATTAATCGTTTTAAATACCATTCAGCTTTATATAAATCCTGTAATGGCTCCCCCTTAAATTTATATCTTGATACATATTTTAAGATATTGCCTTTAAGGTATCCGTGATATTCATCATTAGTCATGCAATCACGAATAACATCTATAGTCTCCTTTTTACCTTTTAGATAATGCTTAGGAGAATTAACATTATCAAATGATTTATTTGCCATAGTATTTTTTAACTTCACTATAAGACATAGTTTCTAAATCATAAGACCCATTAGACACATTGCGTTTAATAATTAAACCACTCCACCACATATGCTGTGTACCCTTAGCATACCCTTCAATATGGTTTAAATAACATCCTGCTGATAATGCATGTAGTTTTTTACCATTTGGTAATGTGGAGATTGCATAATCTAAAAGATGACAATGACCAACTGTTGCAGATACTTTATGTTTATTTAAAATAGTTCTTGCAACATTTTCTCCAGATATAGCTGTTCCCATAATTCCAGATGGTAATTGATGAACATAATGCACACCATCAATTATTTTAATTTCTTTATATGGTATTTCTTTCCAACCATACTCTTTGTATTTAAGATTAGAAATTTTTAAAGTCCCCTCAAGTTCTGGATTATCTTGAACTATTCTATCAATCCTATCTTCATGATTACCTAGTATCATAATTTTTTTAACTTTATGTTTACCTAATCCTTTATTAAATTTACTTAGTGCATCTTCTGCGTGTTCTAAATCTTTTTTATATCTCCTACCTTCAAAACACATTTTATTCTTATCATAAGAGCATAATGAATCCATAGATACAAAATCTCCCATACATATTACATAATCAACTTTTATATCCGCAGCCACTCTACCTGCCCATAAAAATCTATCATTGTTTGATTTAGGTGTACAATGAGGATCACCAATTATTAAGTGCGTTGCCATATTAGTGTATTTCGTTATTGTTTTTTGCTTTTAAATATTCAAGAAAGTCAATTATATTGTCTTCACTGAATTTACGTCTTTCTTCATGCTTACCATTAAGACTTTTAGATTTTTGCTCATCTTCTGAAAAACCTTTTAATCCTAAAATGTAAGTCGTATGAGGATCAAGAACGGCTTGTTTAATCATTCCTCTAGCTATAGTAGAACAAAGATTAAATTCTTCTGTAGTCATTTGATTGTTTTCAGATACTATGCCACAAGTAAATCCATGATTCCATGGGGCTACTACTATCTTAACACATCTACCCATATCAACTATATTTTTTTGTTTTGCCATATATTACCTTTCAAGTTTATAAAGTGTTGTGCATCTAAAATTACTAAAGGATTTCTATTGTTCATTTTTAAAAAAACAATAGGATTAAAATCACCATGGCTATCAGCTTGGTCGTAGGCTTTATAAATACTTGTCCATGTTTCATTGTTTTTACATTCAATATCATATGGAAATATTTCTTTAGCCACCTTTGATAATTTAATATCTGCACCACTTTCTCCCATAATTGCTACCCTTATATCGTCATCTGTTAGGGAAATAAATACTTTTTTTAAAGTATCTTTAACCCAATCTTGAAGTCTACGACCCTTTGCTTTTCTACTGCGAATCGTAGTCATATTCTTTTCTAGGATTATTTAGTTCTGTATACCATACCCACTTTGGATTCTTTCCTTGTGATTGTTGTTGGGGCAATAACTGTAATTTATCCCCCCAACATGGTACTTTATATGGACAAAAAGAACATATATTTCCTAAAACTTTATTACCAGTTTCTTTACCACGATAAGTTTCTTTAACCTCATCATAGCACCTTTTAAATGGAACTTTATTAACTAATGCTTTAACATTATCTTTTGCTAATGTCAATGCTTTTGCTTTATATTCTCCATCTGCTACGGGAGTTTCACAAACAACCCACTCACCAGTAGATTTATTAATTACTATCCATCCACCAAAAGGTAAGTTTTCACTTTCAGCATATAGATAGCCTTGTGGTATATAACCAAATGCATCATCTTTTGCTATTTCTGCAAAGCCACCATTCTCTCCAAACTTTTTTTCAAAAGAATATGGAGACGCACTTTTTATATCCCAGATTTTATTATCAATATTAACATCATAAGACCCCTCAATTTCACTACCATTCCATTTGTATTTAACTTTTTTTTGTTGATTTTTAATATCAATCCCAGAAGATTTAATTACAAATACTGCTAGTGCTTCAATTAAATCCCCAAAAGTATTTCTCATTTTAATATTATAAGGTTGCCCTTCGCCTTTAATATTTTTAGATTCCATTTGTAATTGACATAATGGTCTACCAATATTACTCATACGAATTTGAAATTGAGATGCACGTTCCTCTGAAAATTGCTTACGCAATGCAGATTTACATGCCTCACCAAATTCCTCAACCAGTTTTTCTGATATTTTTACTGGTTGTTTTGCAACCTTATCAAGATATAATTGTACTTTATGGAGAATTGTATTCATTATGATTTAAATATTTCTACAGGATCAGAATCTTCTGCGTCTAGTTTTTCAACTAATTTAGCAGAACTAGCATCACCATTAGTATACTTTTTATCTTTTGCTGTTTTCCATAAGGCAATTACTTCATTATTTTCTTTAGTAATTAACTCTTGAAATACTTGTATTGTAGCCAAATCATCTTCAGTTAATTTTAAATTAGCATCAGTATTAACTTTAATATCTGGTGTATAGAAAGTATTTCCACCTTTCTTTTGCCTTTTTGTATCTATAGTTAATGTACAAGCATACATTAATTTATTTCTTTGATTTATAGACTCAATGGCTTCAGTAACTGGATTATAACTAGTTCCAGTAACTCTCCAAACTATTGGTAAATTCTCAATAGTATGGTCAGTTCCCTTTGCTAATTTACCTTTAAAAGATATTATACCATAAATTAATTTATAACATCTAATTTTTCTTTGTTCAGCTAGAACCTCTGGAGATAGTTTATCTCTATCTTTATATGGAAGTTTTCCACATTTTGTCCCACCTAATATATCTAATGCTTCCTCTTTCCAATTTTTAAATATAATAGACCTATTAATATATTCCCCTTTTTCTGGCTCAAAGTGCATATATTGCATTGCACTAATGAATGGTCTTACAGTAACAGGTTTACCATAAACATTTTCATTTGTATTTGGATCGTAGACTACGAAACTGCCTACAGGAAGTGTATTGCCTTGCTCATCATCTGGATTCCTATTAATTGATAATCTAGGAATATTATTTTTATTCTCAGAACCAGTGTCTTGACCTATTGCTTTTTTAATTTGGTCAACTGACATTGATTTAAGATTTACAACTTGATTTTCCATTTATAATTTACTCCTTATTTTTGAGTTTAGGTTTGACTGTATATCATATTTTGTAGTTAAAGTCAAGTGTTTTTAGAAAAAAAGTTTAATATAAAAATCACTATAAATATAACTAAAAATATTTGTAATATAAAATCTACTAGCATACTTTGGTTACTCCATATGTTGTTATTACTTCAATATTATCTGTTTTAGCATAATATATAATATCATGAAAGTGTGGATGATTTACATTTAAATATAGTTTTTTTGGTAAATCACCAAATTCTGATATTAATTGTTGATATTCAAGATAAGCTCCAAAACTCTCATCTTCAAAATCATCTAATGTTTCTAATAATTGAACCATTATATTTCTCCTTTTATATTTTTAACAAACCTATTTTCTAATGTTTTTTTTAATTTTTTATTAATAGTTTTGTCAGTGCCAAATGTCATGACAGTAACTTTGTCCTTAAACCATTTGCGTACATTTTTTTCTGCATTATCTTTATACATTTATTTCCCCCATTTCAAGCCAATTGACTCCAAGTTTTAATTCGCAATCAAGTGGTACATTAAAGTTAATTCCATAATAATCCTTCATAGCAGGTATTACGGAAGCTGCACCCTGTTTAAATACATTACTCATCACAGCTTCTTCTCCAGGATAAACATCAGCCACAATAGAATCGTGAACTGTGTTGATTAGTAAACTTTTTACCTTATTTTTTCTCATTAGATTATATATTTGAATACAGGCTAAAGGTACAATATCTGCTGTAGCAAATCCTTGTACTGGATAATTTTTAATCTGTGTTCCATAACTAGAACCTCCCCATGGCATTCGTTCAGCATATGGAAAAGCATATTCCCTACCAGTTGGTATTTTTACAACTTTATATTTAATGGCTTGTGTTTGCAATTTATCATGCCATTGTGCAATGTGTTTATATTTTTTTAAAAACTCTGAATAGTATTTCTTTTCATTTTCAGTTCCAGTTACACCACCATATAAAGGTTTAAAAGTATGTGCCTTTGCATCTTGCCGAGAGACACCAATAATATCTGCGGAGTATTGATGAACATCTATTTTATTTTTAATATCTTCCATACCTTGTAGGTCTTGTGCAAGAAAAACAGCAGTTCTAAATTCTAACTGAGAAAAGTCTATTTCAAGTATTTTACCATTATCAAATCTAGATTTAATTACCTTACGAATAGGAAACGTTTTTGCTCGTGGTTGATTTTGAAAGTTTGGGTCACGACTTGATAGTCTTCCTGTTGCAGTAACACACTGCATAAATTTAGGATGAAGTAATCCTTTCTCATTTGTAAAAGATTTAATTCCATCTACAAACGTATTGAGATAAGTTTCTACTGCATTATATCTTACAATAGCTACAATAAATTCTTTTAAGTCTCCCTCACTTTTACTTGCTAATTTTTCTAGTGTAGTTCTATCTGTTCTAAAGCCACCATCAGCAATATCATAGACAGACTTTGGTTTTTGCATAAATCCTGCAATCTTTGCTAACTGTGAATATATTAATCCCTCACCATCACAACTAGAACATTTAGTATAATTCTTAAATTCACTACCATCTTTTTTGATTCTTTTAATTATACCCTTACCATGGCAAGTCATACACTGTGAAGAACTTGTTTTATAAATTGTATCTGTGTGTGCCTTAACTAAATTATTAATTTGATTTATAGAATACTGAGGTCTTCTTCTAGTTTTACCAGTTCTTTCATCAATACCAATATTAAATATTTCTTTCCATTTATTTTTATCTCTAACCTTTTTTGAATATATCAACCAAGATAATTGTTCTGTACTAGATGGATTGATTTTTGTATCCCCCATTTTTTCAAATATGGTCATATCAATTTTTTGTTTTAGATAAGCAAACTCTGCTCTATATTGTTTTTCAACATCAGCTAGTGATATAGTATCAACATAAATACCATTGCGTTCCATATCAATTAATACAAGAAGAAAATCGTTCATCATTTTAATTGTTTTAATTAGACCTTTATCTTTATCTAATTTAAAATCTTCCATTTGCGAATCAAATAATTTTTTAGTAATTAAAACATCATGTCGCCCATACTCCTCAACTATCTCCATAGGTATATCCTCAAATGATATACCCTTATCATAATAGTCCTCAATAGATGTATCTTTCTTACCAATCTTTCTTCTTTTACAGGTAGCATCTAAAGATATACCACGCCTTAATCCTCTAGATAAAACATATTCAGCTATCATTGTATCATAAACTTTACCACTATAATTAAATCCAGATTCTAATAGCCAAGTTAAATCAAATTTTAAGTTATGTCCAATTAATAATGTTGTCTTATCTAGTATAGATTGTATTTCTTTATGTGCATTTTCATCTGCTCGTTGACTATGCTTTATAAAAAAATATTTATCATTAATTCCTACGCTTACTAAATAATTTTTAGGATTAAATGGAAGTGGATCCATTTTTCCATCTTCTGTTTTTTGAAACGTAGTTTCAATATCAAGTGTTGTTATCACATTTACCTTTCAGTTAATCTTCGTATCTACTTAATTGTTTATTAATTCGACAATTAGGCTCTCCATGATATCCATTAATTTTATTCTTACTTATACATAAACTTCTATGCATATCCTCTGGGTCTCGTTCAATAGAATGTTTACCTATACCTATAATTAAATCTGCTTCGGCAGCTTTTCCTGTCTTAGAATTTTCCATCATATCAAACGAAATACTATTTCTGTTATGGGCATCTGCTGATGCTTGTGATATAGCTATAACACAACAGTTTCTTCTTTTTGCTATCTCCCTTGCACCAGTATAGATTGCTCTTAACTTCTCATCAGTTCGTGCAAATGTACCAGAAACATTTATTTTGTCAAGTTGGTCAATAATAATTATATCTGGTTTATGTTTTTCACAATGCGAATCTATATCTTCAATAGACCAATCTACAACATCAAGCATTTTAATATTATCTTTTATTCTAGACCAATCTTTATGTGCTAGTTCTATGTTTTCAATAATCTCATCTTTAGTGTAGCCAGTATAACAATTTATAGCCCTCATCTGTGTTCTTACAGCAGGTTCTTCATTTATAAATGCGTGTACCTTTGCACCTTGTTCAGCAAAACCCTCGGGTGAGGCAACTAAACTTACCCAAAAAGCAGTCTTTCCAGTTTCTGGTCTTGCAAATACAATCATTAAATTACCATTACCAATACCACCAACATTATCTTTTAATATTTTTAAATTAAATTTCCATTTAGTTGTAATATTTAATTGATTTAATAATTCTCCAATATTATTTGTGACAGCATCTATCTGCTCAACTGGTAATTCTTTTTTATAAGAGTCTATTATATTTGATATTATATTAAATTGTGCCGTTTTACCATTATATATTTCAGTAGCTTCAACTGCAATTTGCTGTGCAATATCTCTATCTCTCATTATCTTAATAATATCTCTAGCAACTTCTTCATTAGGAGTTTCTGCATTTTTTATATCTTCAATTAAATCGCTAAAGGTTTCTCTCATTGCTCTTGTTAGGGCAGGATTATATACCTTTGTGTGTAGGCTATATAAATCATCAATCTTAATATCAGATTCATATTTATCGTGTGCTTTTTTTATAGTATCAAAGAGTGAGCCGATATTTCCCTCAAATATATTTCTAGATATTGCACCCTTATACTTATCGTAGAATGTTTTCTTTAATAATAACTTAATCATTTGCTTTTCAATCATAGAACACCTTTCTTATATCATCTGTTGAGTAGTATTTTAAATCATCTTCTAGTATCTTTACCTTTACATTATCAAATCCTATAGACCTTAAATAATTTGCTATGTCATAGGATTTTTTAGTTGCATCTCTATCAAGAGCCACATACAAATTTTTATACTTTGGAATATGTGGTGTAAATTTATCTTGATAGCTTGTTCCCATTAAAGCCATGCCAATCATTACATTTGATACAGCACATGCTGACGCACAGTCTTCAACTAGAACAACATCTTCTCCCTGACCACACCTGAATGGGTAGTCTTTATTTCCATAGATATACCATTTAGGATATACTTTTGAAGTAAGTCCTCGACCAATGGCACCTCGTATATTATCATAATCTTTAATTAAAAATACAACTCTATCTTGCCTTACATCATATCTAAATTCTGCTCTACCCCAAGACATGGATTCCCAGCAATTATTTTTATGTAAATATTCTAATGCTTTTTGATTTGAATGAATAGATTTAAAACTATCTGGCATAATAAATTTATCAGATTCTTTTACTTCTTCAGTATTAAAAGTTTTATATACTTTGTGCATTGATAATTTGTTTTCTTGCTTACCCTTTGCTGAACACGAGGCATGAAAGCAATACCAGTATAAAGTTCCATCATCATTTTTTACTACAAATGTATTTTTATGACTACAAAATGGACAGTCTATTCTAATCTCAGAATCATACTGTACTAATAAATTTTGCACTACTTCTAATTGCTGTTGGTAATTCAATTTATCTCCTCATAGGTTATGAAAATTTTTTTCTTATCATAAAGTTTATCGTACGTTAATACTATCGCATTAGAGTTTAACATTTCTGCTACCTTATTTTCTACACTTGCAACATCAAGAGAGTCTACCTCTGTTATAAAAGACCCAATCCATCTGTAAATAATAAGTTTAACTTTGATTTTTTTCATCGCAGTTGTCTAGCACAAAATATGTCTTAAGTCAAGTTTATTATATTTTAGTGCCAAATACTGTAAAGTCTTTTTCCTTTTCGTTAGTGTCGTAAGTTAATGATACTCCCTTAAGTTCTTTTAAAGATTCATCTCTTAATTTTATATTGTTTTCATCAACAAATAATATTAAGTCATCTAGTATAGTTTCATAATTTGCGTCATTATATGGTGCACCTTGCAGATAATTAGATATAGATTCATTAAATGCTTCTCTCACAGATTCGACTGTAGCTGGTTGTATATTTCCATCGAGATACATTTTATAAATATCTGTTGCTGTTTCTATTAAAACTTTTAAAAATACAGATGGTTTATATTCATTTATATTAAAATGGGCATAGTCTAGCGTATTTTTTATTTTATTTGTCATTTTTACTTTCTTCTTCATCGTGATTAATAATTAAGTGCATGCCATCACCATGGTCATACGTAATTTCAAAATCAATATCATTATCTAATAGTAGTGATATTACTTCATCTCTTGTCATTATATTTTTCTCCTTTCCAAACTTGTAAGTTTAAGTTAAAGCCATGGTCTTGGCTGTCCCATGTAAAAGACCAGTCATTACCATACAATTTTTTTAAAAGTTTTACTAACTTATTTTCATCTTTTTTTTTCATATAATTTATTATTAAATATATATAGTCTTATATTTTATCTCATTACTGGTATAGTTGGCAAGTCTTCATAGGTTGTAAAGATAGCACCTGCACCATTTCCTTCATCGTCCATTGATGGGTATAACATTTCACCATCATCTAAAGTAATAACAATTGACCTAAAGTCCCAAGCAAGTTGTTTTGTTTCCTCCTTATCCATGACTCTAATATCAACAATTTTCTTATTTAAGAGATTCTTTTTAATTTTTTTTACCCACATATCGTCAAATTTTTTTATTTCCGCTTCAGTCATATTAGTTGTTTCTCCTATTATTGTTTATGTTTTATTACATCTAACTATTAATAGCTAGATTTTACTTCGTTAAGATGTTCGTCAAGCACAAGATAAAGTTCTTCTGCAGTGTTTTCTATTAAATCATCTGTAAAGCCTTGTGCAACAGCTTCTATCTTAAAGAATTTTACAATTTTATCTGGGTGAACGTAAATCCCATCTACTGTAGTAAATACACCAGATTTATAATCATCAATTACTTTTTCAGATAAATCTCCAATATACTTTACTTGTTCATATTGCATTTGTCCTCCTTTGTTAAGTGTTTAGTCTATCGTATTTGATTAAAATAGTGTCATGCTCTTGGTTAAAAGGCTTATCACATACGAAATAACAAAGCCTATTCACAAGCCACATACTATTTTGTATCCACATATATTCATCTCCCTCGACCAGTGTCCAAATTTTATTAAGGTCTTGTTTTGCAACAAATTCTTTTTCTTTTCCATAAGTTTCAAAACTATAATTAACATTATCTATTCCACAATAAGTTCCATTTTTATCAATGTGGTTTGGAATAGGTTTATATGTTTCAAACCATTTTACAAAATTTATTTTTTTCATTTATCCCCCTCAATAGCTTTAAGTGCTAATAATTCTTCTTCCTCCCAACTAAAATAAAAATCTATTAGCTTTTCTCTTGCGACCTCAAGTAAATCTTGATGAGACATAACTTGAAGTCTCTGTTCTATAAAATTATAAAGTTGTTCTTCTTGTTTTTCTGATAAATTATTGTTCAAGTTGTGCCTCCCCTAATTGCCACTCACAATCGTCATTATAAAAATAATTAGGATAGTTTTCTTTCATAAATATATCCTCACATTCAAAACAAACATATTCACCCCAAGTATCACAATTTTTACATTCTTTATTTGGTATAATAATCATCAACACCACCAATCCAAAGAATATATCTATATTTCATTATTCTACCTTGTTTATATTTACTTGACAATCGTCACCATATTCAGTTCCTTCAAAAGAAACCTTATAATCATCTCCCTCATAGCTATTGGGTTTATCTAAACTCACATTACTTATACAATCACTTATTTCATTGTCATCAAGTTTAACATCACTCTCAACAATAAAATGTCTTGAGTCTTGTGAGTATTC